GTAGCTACAGATTTATTACTATCAGTAGAGTTGTAAATCATACAACCTCTAGCAGTAATTGTAGCAGTACCAAAAGTTAAATCAGCAAAATCAGTAAAACCTGTCGTGCCACTTGAAGTAGGATCTACTCTCGTTAAATTACTACCGCCAGATGTATAGTTAGTACCACTTGCTTGTCCTGTTGTAGTAAAAGCCGTAGTGGTGGCACCTAAAGTAGCTGAGCTTGTATATAGAGCTAGTTTGAAAGTATCTCCGCCTGAGTTTTTGAAGTTATGCACTGCTTCAAGAAGTTCTTTCTTAAAACTTGTGGTTAATGTTGATGTAATAGCCATATTAAATCCTTTTAATTATATCTGCTAACTCTGTATCACCAGACTTTACAAAGTCTTGTATTAAAGTAGCTTTATAAGATTTTATAGCATTTTTTATATAAATCAAACAAACTTGGTAGATAGCGTCTCTATAAGCTTTTGCTTGCTCCTTTATGTAAGGATCTTCGCTTTCGCTAGTGCTCACTATTTTTTCTGTAAGTCTTTCTGCCCAAAACTCTGGAGGATGACCTCCATAATTACTTGTCTTTGCTTCTATAAGACCTAATCCAGGCATTCCTGGTGGAGTGATTTGATCTACCATTTTTTTGGCTCTGGTGGCTTTAGATGTGAATCATGTCTATCTATTAAAACAGGTTCTTGTGTTTTTTGGACTATTTCTAGATTATTAATTCTTTCTAGTTTGATGCCATCTTCTCCAACTAATATAATATACGGGTTTTTAAGCCTATGATAACCGTATAGTTTTTGTTCTGCGGGCACATCTGTATCTAATAAACCAGATGTATGTGCTACTTCAACTTGCATGCCTGCTGATATACATTTACTCAACCAAAATTCAACACATGCTCTACCAGACTCTGCAAAATGTAAATTACCTTTGTAACTAAAATCTACACCAAACATTTTAAGATTAGCTACTTCATTCCAATATGCAAACGCGACAGCATATGCGACTGTATTATTAAGATAATGGCAATTAGAATATTGTACTACTTCTTCTAAAGGATATTCGACAAGACCAGGGCAACGATCATCTAATTCACATGTATATATCGGACCCTCATGTTCCTGGAGCATTTCTTTCATACTTTCAGTCTGACCTCCTGCATCGTCTGTATCTAAAAATCTTGATGCAGGATCCATCATAAATACTCTATCATGGTATATTACTGATGCTACACCATTTATAGCCCATACTTCATCAAAATGTACGCCATGAGATTTTGCTAAATTATAATCAAACCAGCTTTTACCCATACCAACTATGGCAACTGTTTTGCCTTTAAGACTTTCTGTTTGTTTCATTTATTTTAAGATACCGTAGTCCTCAAAGAGTCATATCGATATTCATCTCTCCTTCCGCGAGCTTCAGCAAGGTTTTTAAGCCTTGTTATTTCTAGTAAAAAGCGTTGCTCGTATTGCTGTTGCATATCGCTTTCACCTTTTAAAAATATATTTGCTTCAACCAATGATCCATAAAGTAAAGCATTTCTAGCATTAGTAGAAATCCAAGTACCAGTAGTGTCTGTGACTAATGAATTAGGTTTAAACAAGTAATGTAATTCAACATTATAATCAGCATCTGGCACTGGACTTACAATTAATGTAGAACCATTGTTACTAGCTGTTGATAACTCTTTATCAAAATCTGCGTAGTATAAAGGTTGTCCTCTTGCAGTAGTATCTGTAGGATCAACACTAAACTCACGCATGAATGTCGGATGTTTTTTATCTAAATATTTATAGTCACCATTACCATCAATGACGGCAAGTGAAAAACTCATTTGAAAATCTGTCGGAGCCGTTAGGTATGTATTACCAGTTGTAAGATTACCTGTAACATTTTTGCGAAAAAAATCAAACTGTATTAGTTCAAATATTCTTTCTTCTGCATTTTTTATAAAATCATCTAGTGTATTAACAAATGTAGTTTCACTATTTTCAACATAGTTTTGAATAAGTGTTTTTAGCTCAGATAAGGTCATGTAACTATTGTAACCTCGCCAACATTACCTGTCATCTTAGTCATTGTAAAGTTAGTAGGTAAAGTAGATGGATTTAAATAATCTGGTATTAAAATATTAGACTGCACCACAACAACAAAGCCTTCCCCCTCTTCTTGATCATTGTTTGGTCTTGGTCTATATAATGCTTCTGGATCTGCCGTTGCAGTTAATGGTTCAAGCTGTGGATGTTTTGGTTCATAACAATCAGGACAAACCTTTGCACCATTCCACTCTTCTTTTAGTTCACTCAATTTATATTCAAAAGAACAGCGATCACATAAACCTTTAGCAAATTTACCTAGTGCATATGCCATCAATTCATCCTAATATCAGGTCTTACTCTAAATGAAGCTCTATCTTCATCCTGGTCTGCAGCCCTTCTAAACTCTTCTTCATATAAAGCTTTTAACTGTGGTGTAAGTTGTGGATTCTTTTTTTGTGACAAGTAATAAGCTAAACCTGCAACAAAACAAGGATAAAACCTGAATGGCATATCCATGGTATTAGTACCTTTGTCTGCATCATCCATTCTGACAAGTTTATTAAATACTAATATATCTGTACTATTTTCTGGTGCAGGCCATATTTTTAATGCTGGAGTTGTTAATTTATCAAAGAAAAATTGTGATGGTCTAGCTTTTGTGGTTTTGTTAGGTATGTTTAGATATTCTGATCTACTAATTCTATTAATACTAATATCTGTTTGAGTTTGATTAATTGTTCTACGTAGAACAACATCTAATACATCAATAACATTGGAGTTAAGTGAATAGCTTGTAGTGCCTTCAGTCACAGTTTGTGTGGCTTCTTCAATTGTCCACTGATTTAATCCCCTATTGGCCCATTCAGCTAACATTAAATTAACACTTCTTATGGCTGTTTTAAGATCATATCCTGTTCTTAATTCTGCACCACAACGTTCATACGCTTCTTCTATGAACTCTGTAACATTTGGTTCAAAGTTTGTACTGCCAGAGAGAGACATTATTTTTTCTTCTTAGTTTTTTTAAGAGATCTTTCTATCTGTCTAGCTTGTTTTGCGTGTAACTTTGAAGCACCTTTTAGCTCTTTAATAAGTTTTCTTTTTGCTGTTACGCTTAATTCTGCCATTATTTATACCTATCATCTTGGTTATATAGATTGTCAAACGTTATATTTGAATCCATATAACTATCATGTTTTTCTGCTGAATGAATCCATTGACTTGGAGAAAAGTCTGGTGGACCTTCACCAACACGCCATAAAGCTGGATTTGTAGCTCTAACTCTATTATTAGGTAAAGCTATAAAATTACCAGTGTATTCACCCGCGTCAGTTAAGTATAGCACATGACTTTGTTTATGTTGTGCAGAATCATCAGCAATACTATGTTCTGTGTAATCTACGGTAAACATATAAGTCCCCGTATGAAACTCTCCGTCAATTTTACATATCCAAGGCGAGGAACTAACACGATCTAAAACGACCACTGAATGATGATGTGATAAACAGTCCCAGGGTTGTGCTAAATGATCTTCCATTGGCTCAGGCCATTCTTCTAATGGCACATCCGCTATCAATGCCTGTATAGGCATACGTGCCCACATAGCACCACCATGTATATTTTCATCCGTGTTATCTTCAAGATCTGTTTCACAGCCTGTAAAAACAACCTGAAAAGATAGCGATCTGTCTGGAATTGTATTCACGGCAAAAGCTAACGCATGTAAGTATTCACCATGATACTTTTGATGATTAGCTGTAAATTCTTTTCTTACCCAGCATTTAAACTGTGGTATGTTTGATATTAAATAAGACAAAGTAACCCCCTTTATCTAATAATTTATATTAAGCACCGCCTTTAGACATATATTTGGAAGCTTTGCCCCCTTTTGCCATGTACTTTGAAGCTTTGCCACCTTTAGCCATATATTTAGAGGCTTTTCCCCCCATAGCCATATATTTAGACGCTTTACCACCTTTAGCCATGTATTTGGAAGCCTTGCCTCCCTTTGCCATATATTTAGAGGCCTTACCTCCTTTAGCCATATACTTAGAAGCCTTACCGCCTTTGGCCATGTATTTAGTAGCTTTACCACCTTTTGCCATATATTTTGTAGCTTTACCGCCTTTAGACATGTATTTACTGCCTTTAGAACGACCGCCACTTGCATAATATTTAGTCCTTTTAAACATAATTAATCCTTTTTCTTTGGTCTGCCTTTTTTAGCAGTAGTTTTTTTTGCAGGAGCTTTTTTCTTTGGCATATTATAATAAACACGCTCATTAGATACTGGCTCTTCTGGTCGAACTTTTGCGTTTAATCTAGCTTGTAGTTTTGGATCTTCTGATTTTTTCTTTGGCATACTATCTCCTAACTAATGGTTGTAACTTTTCTACGGTTATTCATTACAGCTCCACAACCTTTAGCTATAAAACCACCGCTTTTCATTTTAGCACGGTTTTGTTTTTTCATGGCTTTTTCTATAGCCATACCTCTTTTCATCTCATATGAAGATATTTTACCATCTTTATTTAAATCAGCTTTTTGTTTATTTTTTAACATAGTTCCTCCTGTTTTCATTGACACTCTAGCTTTTTTTGTATTTGCTACAACTGTTTTACCTTTTCTACCAGCAGCCTTCTTTTTTCTTGCAGTTTTTGCTCGTTCTGCTTTACTTAAACTTTGTGCTTTTGCTTTAGGTAAACAACGATCTGGATTTTTTTTATCTTTACTTGTACCACATGGTCCTTTTATAGATCCATCGGTACCAATACGCACCCAGTTTTGTTTTCTCCATTCAGCTAGTTGACCCATTATCTTAGCCTTTCTTTCATGACTATACCTTGACCTCTAATTGATACTAATCCGCCTTTTGCTTTCTTTTTACGTTTACTTCCTTTGGCGTAGTTTGGATCTTTACAATATTTAGACGCTGCCATATTTGCATATGCAGATGGATATGTGTCAAAAGTACGTTTTGCCCAGGCTTTACCTGCTGGACAAATCTTACCGCCACTCTTTGCTTTTTTTGCCATTATTTAATTCTACCATGTTTTCTGCGGATAGCATCTTTGCCTCTTCTAAATATTTCTGCTTGCCTCGGCTTACCTCCATATTTAGATCTTTGCTCTCCAACAGTTAATATTTGTATTAATCTTGCAAAAGGTTTTTTAGTTTTTTTTACTTTAGCAACTGTATTTCTTGCATCTTGCACTGTCGCGTATTTTATTGAAACAGTGTCTTTTGGGTTTTCATCAGTATATAACCTTCTTCCGCTACCTTTTGGCTTTTTGCCAGTGCCTTTTTTTGGGTCTGATTTTGCCATCTAACACTTCCACCTTCTTCTTGCTTGTCTGATTCTAGAATTTGGATTATTTCGGGTTTTTGCTGAGCTTTTTTTAAGCTGTCCTAAAGACCTTGCACAAAACGATTTTCTGCGTTTTGCAGCTTTACTACCTTTTTTTACTTTACCAGTGACAGCTCCTTTTAGTTTAGAACCAGGATTGGCTTTACGATAGGCTTGTATGCCTTTTCTGGTCATTCCCGCCCCTTTTTTAGTGGGGCGGTAGTTACCACCTTTTCCAGTTGTTCTACGGATCTGTTTAGCTGGTTTTCTGGTAGCCATTCATTTAATAGTTCTTATTCAATACCAAAATAATAGAATAAGCATCACCACTTGAGTGGCCTACAGTCGTAAAGTCAATATCTCCCGTCACTCCAGAACCTGCGTTATTAGGTATACCGCTAAATCTATCATCATAGTATTCATCACCTGTGCTATCTGCTGGTAATGGAATAGCTAAAACATTAGTTGATGCGTCAAATTCAATGTCTACACCCATGCCCCTAGTAGCCCAATAAATACGTGCTATAGAAACGCTAGTGCAAGAAACACCTAAATCGTTAGGTTGTAATGCTGAAACATCTACTTTTTTTACAGAAGATTCTCCTGTGCCATCAGATTCATTAGTAAACTTTAATATTGCAACTCTATCAGTATCCTGAATAGTTTGCGAAGTTACTGTATCAGCCATTGTTTACTCCTATCTTTCGCAAATTACATTTACGTAATCAATTGTCATAGTTTTAGCTGCTGCTTCACCATTTTGAATACCAAATGACACCGTTAGTTCTTCGTCATCTGGTAAATTAGTGTTTACAACACCTACTGGCTCCGCTTCACCTATGAAGTAAGAAACTTGCGATGTATTTGGATCTATAAAGAAACCAACTGTTACAAAAGTATCGTCAGCTAATGTGGTTACTGCGGCAGTAGTAGTATCTGTGCCGTCTTTTTCAATATGAAAGTCTAGATTAGTGTCACCATCATCTTTCATAAAGTAAACACCGTCACTAACTGCTAATGGTGTGGTATCGGTTATTTGCAAACCCATAACAACGTCAGATTGTGTCGCATCACTTACTTTAAACCTAGCTTCAAAAAAAGCTCTTTTACTACTACTTAGTTTAAATGACTCTCCTTTTAATTGTAAAAAGTCTAAATCATTATCTCCAGCAGCATTAGTAAGCAATAGTTGGCCTCCTGCACCAGAAGTTAAAGCCTCTGTTGCTGAGCCAGTACCAGCTTCAGTCGTTGTTATTGTAAAATCACCTGAATTGTAAGTCATAAAATCATTTGCATATTGATAAAATAACGTACTTGATGGATTCACATGAAACATAGGAACATCTTTCTTATGTTTTGTTGCTACAGTATTACCTGCATTTAAGATTAAGTTTTGAAAATGTGGATTAGCCATTATGAACTCCTTTACTTGTATTAATGGAAATCGAAATCGATCCTCATTAAGCTAATTAATTTAAAACTACCTTGAGTTTACACCCAGAAATCAAAGTAATCAACAAAAAAAAAGGGAGCCGAAGCTCCCTTAAGAATTGTAGTTGAGTGAGAAACGCTACAATAAATCGTTCCTTAAGCTCCTTGAGAACCGAAAACGGCTCTAAAGTTTGAATATCCGAAGCTATAACGCTCTCTAGCTTTATATCTCATGTTGCCTGTATCGAAATCACCTTCCAATGATGTTGTCATTGGAGATCTTTCAAAATACTTAAATCCATCAGGACAATCTGTTTTCAAGAAGAAAGCATCTGTGTCTGTTAGATAGTTGTTTACAACATAACCATCAGGGATCATACCAGTATTGTTGATAGCGTTGATGTCGTTATCAGATGTAGCAACTCTACCTGGAGTTTGCAGTAATCTGTCAGCGACAAACACTAATTGTGGTGGAACGATGAGTTTCATACCTTTCAACGCTATATTTAGACCTCTATCATCAGTAAATGTAGAGATACTAATTAAAGCATCTTCAAGTGAAGTTTCATTCAAGTCCGCCATAGTGGTAGCTCTGTTTGCTAGTGAACCGCCTCCACCTAGAGGATGATCTGTAGCTATAAGCACTTTACCATCACCGCCTGTAACACTAAACGCATTGTTTAGCACTGCAGCAGCTTTGATTTGCTTTGTATTAGCCATAGATCTTGCCAAGGCTTTGGTGTATCGGGCTCCGAGTCTATCATATAGATTATCTTCAACTGCTTCTTCAGTTAGTGCGAAAGCTAAAGCCACTGTCTCGTGGGTGTAACGTGATGTATAACCTTCGTTAGCTGTATCAAATCTGACACCACTACCTTCTGATTTTACCTCTGCATTACCGAATCCTACGATAAGAGTTTCTTCTTCAAACGCTCTATCAGAAGTTTCTGTATCAAAAATTTCTAAATGTTGAGCTTCGTATCGGGCATATTCCATACCGAACAAAGCATTTAGACCTGGCTCTAATTCTTTCGCTAGTTGCGCTCTATTTATTGCCATTATTTATACTCCTGTTGGGTCGATATAGAAATGCTCATTAAATTTAACAATAACGTTTACATTAGCTGAGCCTGTTGTGCTGTTGTCTGGATCACTCGAGAATCCCATAATTCTGAAAGTCGCAGTTGTCGCCGCTGTTGTTCCAGATAATTCTACGGCTGACATACCTGTTTTGGTAGAGCCAGCAGTATATGAAATATCTGCGTTCAAACCGACATCGGTTTGAGCTGGAGAACCTGCACTTTGGATTTCAAATACAGCATTAGGGTCATCATGTACGAACGCTACTATATCAGACGCTACAGTGCCATCAGGATAATGAGATTTAAATACAACATCACCGTTAGTATCGGTAAATTGACAACCTCTAAATACACCAATGGACTCATCACCAGCAGCAGCTACTAAGATAGTACCTGCGTTGGTCATTTTCACTAAATCGCCTGAAAAAATATTCCCTGAAGCACCAGAGGCAATTTTGTATTCTGTTGTTCCATTAGTTGTAACGCCAGAACCTAATTTTCCTACAAGTCTTGCTCCAAATGGGGCATCTTTGTTAGCCATAATAAGTCACCTTATATTTGTTTATTAGTTTTAGTAATCAACTACGTTGACCACCGCCAAAAGTTACTTTGCTTTTTCTCTCTGGACTTAATATCGGAGAGTTTGGATCTGATTCCCTCATAAGATCATTATCAATAGCTTGTTGCTGTGTTTGTGCACGTTGGGCGAAATAGGAGTTTCTCTCTTCACGTGTTTCATTAGGAATCTTAGCCAAAAGCAGACCACCTCTTGCAACCACACCTGCATGTTGACCTTGTTGCATTGAATCGTATTTGTTTTGATCTTCTTGACTTAACTGATCAGCTCTAACGAGTTCAAAGCCCTCGCTTAATCTGGCAGTTATGTTTTTTCGATCTTCAACGCCTACATTCTCAGCTCTGATCCACCTGTAGGTATAACCATCAGGTGCAGGTGGAGTTTCCAAAGTAGATGGGGGGCTCCATGGTTTGCGAGCGACTTTTTCAGCTCGAGTGTCAGCAGAACGTGGTGTTCTGTTATTTGTTCTATTGTTATTTTCTGTCATAACTATTACCTTTTAACATATTTTGCGTACTCTGTTAAGGGTACGTTTAATCTTTTTGCCATTTGTACTTCTGCTGGCGACAACTTAACTTGTCTTTTTGAGCTAGTATTACCAGCTACTCTGCCTGCTGAAGCCACCTTTTGTTGAGGCTTCGATGTAGCAGAAGACTCTTCAAACTTGTGTGGAAAATTTTTCCTTAATCTTTTATCAACTTCATTATAATATTCATCAGTTTTAGGATCATACCCTTCTTGAATTAATTTTTGGTCTATTGAAAAAGCTGCTAACGTCATTATTTCATCTTCACCAAACCAAGTGTTATTTTCAACCCAAGCTTCTTGTTTTTCATCAAGTTTTGGTGGGGCTTGATAAATTGGGGTTTGTTGCACATTTTGTTGTGCTTGTTCTAAGGGTGGTTCTTGTTCTAGTGCTACTTTTGAAGCATTTACTTTTGCCTCTTCAACGGCTATTTTTGCTAAAACTTCCTGTGCCTTTGCCACTTTATCGTAATCTTGCACCTCGTGTGCTGATTTTAGGGCTGTGGTAGCTTGCTGTTTTTGTGATTTAAGCCTATTTTCAGCCTCCATTAAATAAGATCTATCTAAATTAGAGGTTTTTGCTTTTAACTGTTGATTTTCTGCCGCAGTTCTTTTTGCATATTCATAAGCAGACTCTTGACCTCGCTCCGCCTCTCTAAGTTTTCTTGTCAACGTGTTTATTCGCTTCTGAACGCTTTTAGAATAATCTTCAAGCTCTTCTTCTTGTTTTGCTTCTGGCGTGTCTGAAACATCCTCTATCTGAGCGTCTGCTTCTTTGTCCACAGGCTCCATAGGTATTTCAGTTTTAGGTTGTTCCTCCTCTATTGGTTCTAATTCTACAACCTCGCCCTCTTGGACTTGTTCTTCTTCTAAAACTTTTGCATTTTCTTCTGCCATTTTTTCTCCTTATACTGCAAGAATATCATTAGGATCTAGTATTGTTGCAATTACTTCATCATCATTAATGATTCTACATTCAGATTCATCGCCGAGTTTGAATCTTGCACCAGCATATCTTCCTATCAATACCCATTGTTTTTCTTGGCACCAGGCTTTATCAAATTTTGATGTGTCTTTGTAACAATCTGGCCCCATCTTTACCACATACCCAACAACAGTAGCTAAAGATTCTCTATCTACAGTTTGTTGTACTAAGTGAATACCACCATCAGTTACACCCTTACCCGCATAAGGTAGGATAAGCATCCGCCAACCTGTTGGTTGTGGCATACGCTCTAATACTGATTTTTCTAAAAGAGTTGGATCTAAAACCCTAGCTGATTCTTTGACATATGCTGGGTTTTCTTTTTTAGTAGCACCACCATCTTCTGTTGGTGTTTCTACTGCATTTTTGTTTTGTAGTTTTTGCTCTGCCTCGATAGACTTTGCAACATGATCAGGTACTTGTATCTGTGTCATCTTGTTGTATTTTTCCTAGCAGCTCTCTAAATATATTTTCTGTGTCGGCGAGAGAACTGTACCGCCCACGCAGATATTCATACTGAGAGAAGTCTTTGCAACCTGCTAACATAGCATCTTTCGTGTCTTCTCTTCTGGCTTCAAGTTCTTTTAAAAACTTGTTCGCAAGCCAAACTGAATCCATTAATAAATGCCAGAGAACTTGCCACCAAACTCAGCAGCACCCATACCTCTAGCTTTACCTTTACCCATTCCAGGTTTAGGTGTGGTATTAGCATCAAACGTGCCAGCGTCAGTTTTTAAAGATACATTACCTTTATTGCTATAGCTGTTTTTATTATTTAATGCTGTAGGTGTTTTCTGTTGATTTATTTCTGTTCTTTTAATCATGTGCTTTATTATGTTGAATGATTTTTAAATTTGCAAGTATTAATTTTTATTTTGCATGTCCATCATTTTAAAACGAGCTTGCTGTTCTAGTCTTGCTCTAGCTGTTTCATCTCGTAGCTCCGCAATATCTTCCATAGAGTTTATTCTTTCTCTATCAACATTTATTCTGCTTTGTGCGTCCATAGCTTTTCGTTGTTCTTCTTGTAAGAATTGTTGCTGTTCTAATGAAAGCTCTTGTCCTTTTAGTGCAAGTTCTTGCTTTCTGATTGCAACTAATGGATCTTCATCACTAGGATCTGCAACACTTTGACTGTATTCAGTAATAAGCTGAGCCATAATTGGTGCTGAGAATTGTGCTAGTAAATCACCTGCTTGCTGTACTAATTGTTCAGCTTCTGCTGGGCTAACTTGTTGTGCTTGCTGTTGTATTTGTTGAAACTGTTGTTGCACCTCGGGTGGCATTTGTTGTTCACCAAGCATATCTGCTTTCATTTGTAAATGTTGCATAATGTGAGAATGTATTAAGGCTTGCACTTGTGCGTTCATTTGTACTGGTGGTGTTTTTAATAATGCAATATGCGTAGCTATGTGAGCATCATGGTTTTGTTGTCCAAACGCTTGTGCTTGCTGACCAAGTAAAAGTTTATTATTTTCAAACCCAGCTTCTAATGGTCTAGGATCTGTCGGTGGGGGTGGTGTAAGTATTTGTTCAATATTATCTACACCTATTGCTGCATACATTCTTTTGTAAGATTCATAGATACCATTTGGACCGTGAACTTGTGGGTTAGATTGCACTAATGCCATCATCTCTTGAGCCATAGCTATACGTTGTGATTGGCTGAATATATCAGGATTAGACACTGGAAAAATGTCTATATTGTTATCAAAATCAGACAGTTTAATACTGGCATTACCATTAGCTATAGCGTATGGGTATTCTGGAGGTAAATATTCTTGAAATACTTGTGCTAATAAACGAAACTCTTTCTTTTGTGAGTTATGTAATCTTTTATGTATAGCTGATAAAACCTTAGTAGATCTCTCCAATAAAGCTAATGTTGTGCCTACTGGAGCATTTGGATTACCCTGGCCTGTATTTATTTCAGCAATAGAAGCAAACTTTTTACCACCATCTACTAATATACCTAATAAATTTAAAAGTGTGCCACTAGGTTCTTTAAACGGTAAGGGTTGTATGGATTCTCTTAAAGATCCGCCTGGAGCATCAACATCTCTAAACTCTCCTGGCTGTATGGGAGTGTCCTCATCTCTGATTCTTATACCACGTGTTTTAAAACCAGCAGGTAAGTTAGCAAGTGTACCAGCGTCAATAAGCTGTCTTAATATTGATGTAGAAGCTTTGGACAAACCACCAATCATATGTGTTAAACCAAAGCCATAAAAACCTAAACCAGGTAAAAACTTAAAATGCACAAAGTATTCTATTTTGTTTTTTAGTCCATCGTCTTCTTTGTAATTTCTACGTATGGACAATATATCATTAGAATTTGCGTCTATGGTAACTATGTATGGTAGTTTTACACCCGTTACTTCACCATCCTCGTTTACGTCTTCAAAGCCGTCTATCTCTAAATTGCAGTGTACTTCATATAATATTGATACTTCGCCTGTATCATAGCTTGGCTCCATACCTGTAAGCTTGTTAATTTCTTCTTTAGCATCTGAATACATATCGGCATCATCGCCTGTTTGTATGTCTATTTTGCGATAAAAACCTAATGCTTGTAGTTTTTTAACTTCATTTTCAGGCATTTTTACCACATTTGTGATACGAGGACAGGTTTCTAAATCTGTAGTGAAATAGGGAACAATAAGATCTTCTGGGGCGACAAACTTAGAAACTGCTCTACCTAGAGCCTCGTCATAGTATATTTTTTTAAATGCTGAACCTGCTAAAGGCAAATAAAACAACATTTGGTCTAACTCTTCATCAAACTCTTCCATCACATGAGTAATCTGATAGTTCATAAATTCTTTCAC